ATGATGAAAGCGGTAAATGGATTAAACCAAATAATATTTTAAACAATTGGAGAGTAACCAAAACATGTTTACGTTTAGGTAGTAAAATTATTGGTAAATGCATGATGGGGTCTACCTCTAACGCGCTTTCAAAGGGAGGTGGGAATTATAAAAAATTATTTGAAGATTCAAATGTTTCTACTAGAAATGCCAATGGTCAAACCAAAAGCGGAATGTATTCTTTGTTTATTCCTATGGAATGGAACATGGAAGGGTTTATAGATGTTTATGGTATGCCTGTATTTAAAACACCCGAGAAACCTGTAAAGGGGGTAGATGGTGAATTGATTAATAAGGGAGCGGTTGACTATTGGGAAGATGAGGTTACCTCATTAAAGAATGATGCTGATGCTTTAAATGAATTTTATCGTCAATTTCCTAGAACAGAGTCTCATGCTTTTAGAGATGAAAGTAAAGCTTCACTTTTTAATTTAACTAAAATATATCAACAAATAGATTATAATGATTCTTTAATACCTGAGCATTATTTAACACGTGGTTCTTTTTCGTGGAAAAATGGAATAAAAGACACAGAGGTTATATGGACACCCAATATAAGGGGTAGGTTTTTAGTTTCGTGGACACCGCCTAAGCGTCTTCAAAATCGTTATGTAGATAAGCGAGGAGTGTATTATCCTTTAAATGACCACTTAGGTTCATTTGGTTGTGACTCGTATGATATATCCGGCACAGTTGGAGGAGGGGGTTCTAATGGAGCATTGCATGGGATGACTAAGTTTCATATGGATGAAGCTCCTACAAATGAATTTTTTTTAGAGTATGTTGCCCGACCTCAAACAGCAGAAATATTTTTTGAAGAAGTTTTGATGGCGTGTGTGTTTTACGGTATGCCCATATTAGTAGAGAATAATAAGCCTCGTTTGTTGTATCATTTTAAAAATAGAGGATACAGAGGTTTCTGTATGAATAGGCCGGACAAACATTACACTAAACTTTCTAAAACGGAAAAAGAAATTGGAGGTATTCCTAATTCTTCGGAAGACATTAAACAAGCGCATGCTTCAGCGGTAGAATCATATATAGAAAAATATGTGGGATTAGATTTAAGTGAAACACATCGTTCTAGTGATTTGATGGGTACAATGATGTTTACAAGGACACTAGAGGATTGGGCAAGGTTTGACATAAGTAATAGAACAAAACATGATGCAACGATTAGTTCGGGTTTAGCTATTATGGCTAATCAAAAACATTTATATGTAGCCGAAAAAAAACAATCAAAAATAAGTGTTAACTTTGCTAGATATAATAATCGGGGATTAATAAGTGAATTGAAAAAATGAAAGATGTAAAAATAAATATCATTTCTCAAGGGTTTCCAAGTCAATTTGTGTCAGATGCTGAAAAGGCAACACCTGAGTTTGGCTTACAAATAGGTCAAGCTATACAGTACGAATGGTTTCGTAAAGACGGAAATCAATGCAGATTTTATAATCAATGGGGGGAGTATAATAGATTAAGGTTGTATGCCCGTGGAGAGCAGTCTATTAAAAAATACAAGAATGAACTTGCGGTAGATGGAGATTTATCTTATCTAAACTTGGATTGGACTCCTGTTCCTATATTACCTAAGTTTGTAGACATTGTGGTTAATGGTATGTCTGACCGTTTGTTTAAAGTCAACGCTTATGCTCAAGATGCTTTGTCTCAATCTAAGAGAAGTAAGTATCAAGAAATGATTGAAGGGCAAATGGCCGCTAAACCTATGCTAGATGTCATTCAAAAGCGTGGAGGGTTTAATCCTTATTCAATGGATCCTAATGAACTACCTGAAAGCGACGAAGAGTTAGCTTTATACATGCAAATTAATTATAAGCCTGCAATAGAAATTGCTCAAGAAGAGGCTATTGATACATTATTTGATAACAACAAATACATTGATTTAAGAAAAAGATTTGATTATGATTTAACTGTATTGGGTATTGGAGTAGCTAAACATGAATTTTTACCCGGCGCAGGAGTTAAGGTTGAGTATGTAGATCCTGCTAATATTGTTTATAGCTATACTGAAGACCCACATTTTAAAGATTGCTTTTATTGGGGAGAAATTAAAACCCTTCCTATTGTAGAGTTAATGAAAATAGATCCTAGTTTAACTAAAGAAGATTTAAAAGAAATATCTCAATACAGTCAAACTTGGTATGATTATTATAATACAGCTCAATATTACGAGAATAATATATTTTATAGAGATACTGCTACTTTAATGTACTTTAATTACAAAACAACACAAAAGATAGTTTACAAAAAAAAGATTACTGAGTCAGGTAATACTAAGATGATTGAAAAAGATGACCAATTTAATCCTCCAACAGAAATGATGGAAGAGGGAAGGTTTGAAAAAATTGAGAAAACTATTGATGTGTGGTATAACGGAGTAATGGTAATGGGAACAAACATTATATTAAAGTGGGAGCTTGCTGAAAATATGGTTAGGCCAAAATCAGCTAATCAATATGCAATCCCTAATTATGTAGCTGTAGCTCCTAGAATGTACAAAGGTGTAATAGAATCTTTAGTTAGAAGAATGATTCCATTTGCCGACCTTATTCAAATGACTCATTTAAAATTACAACAAGTTATTTCGCGTGTTGTTCCTGATGGTGTTTATATTGATGCTGACGGACTTAATGAAGTGGACTTAGGAACGGGCAATGCTTATAATCCTGAAGATGCTTTAAGATTGTATTTTCAAACCGGTAGTGTAATAGGTAGAAGTTTTACACAAGATGGTGAGTATAACCATGGCAAAGTTCCTATAAGAGAATTAAATTCTAATTCAGGTGCGAGCAAAACTCAAATGTTAATAGGTAACTATAATCATTATCTAAACATGATTCGTAGTGTTACGGGATTAAATGAAGCTAGAGATGGTTCTAAGCCTGATCCGGATGCTTTAGTGGGAGTTCAAAAGCTAGCTGCTTTAAATTCTAATACTGCCACAAGACATATTTTGGATGGTAGTTTATATATGTATAGAAGTTTAGCAGAAGCTTTATCATATAGGGTGGGAGATATTTTACAATTTTCTGATTTTAAAGATAATTTTATTAATCAAATTGGAAAATACAATGTGTCTATTTTAGAAGATAGTAAGGATTTATATATATATGATTTTGGCATATTTATTGAAGTTGCACCGGATGAAGAAGAAAAAGCTCAACTAGAACAAAATATTCAAATGGCATTAAGTAAGCAAGATATTAACTTAGAAGATGCTTTAGATATTAGAGAGTTGAGAAATTTAAAACTTGCTAATCAGCTTTTGAAACTTAAAAGAAAACAAAAGCAGCGTCAAGATATGCAGAATGATATGATGAAGCAACAACAACAAGCTCAAATAAATCAACAGTCTCAGCAGTTGGCTGCACAAATAGCGATGCAAAAAATACAAGCAGAAGGACAATCTAAGATGCAAATTAAGCAGGCAGAGATTGCTTTTGACATAGAGAAGATGCAAAGAGAAGCTGCTCTTAAAGCTCAATTAATGGAGCAAGAGTTTATGTATAACCTTAAATTGAGAGATACATCCGAAATAGCTCTACAGGGAAGAGAAACGCAAAGAGAAGACGCTAAAGCAGAACGTATAGATCAACAAAATACTCAACAAAGTAAACTAATAGAGCAAAGACAAAGAGGATTGCCGGCGCAAAACTTTGAGTCCAATGAAGATAGCTTAGATGGTTTTGATTTATCTCAATTTTCACCACGATAAATATGGCAAAATTAAAAACAAAAAGAAAAGGAAATAAAATATGCCCTGAAGGAATTGCGTGGGCCAAAAGAACTTTTGATACTTACCCAAGTGCGTATGCAAACTTGGCGGCAAGTAAATATTGTAAAGACCCTAACTATGCTAAAAATTCTAAAAAAAAATAATTATGATAGACAAGAAAAAATTAAAAACTATTTCTCAAGAATTAAAAAAAGCTTCAGCTATGCATAAAGCTCAAGCTAATAAAATAGATGGTATGTTGAGAAAGTTAACTTCTACTAAAAAGAAATGAGTGAATTAAAAAAATGGTTAAAGCAAAAATGGGTTCGTATAGGAACGGATGGTTCTATACTTGGAGAATGTGGTACAAGTAAAAATAAAAAGAATCCTGACCGTTGTTTGCCCTTGGCTAAAGCTAACTCTATGACTAAAGCGGAAAGAGCTGCCACCGCTCAGAAAAAGAAAAAATATGGCAAATACAAAACCGTTGTGGCTAATACTAAGGCGGGAAAGGTGACTAATAAATATGTCTAAATTTGTATTAAAAAATTTATTAACTTTGTATAAAAATATAATCTAATGGAAATAAAAGTAAGAGAGGTGTCTAGTACGCCTGAAAAATCACAAGCAGAAGTAGAGCAAGAGCTACTACAAAAACATGAGGCACAACAAGAAGAAGCCTCAGACGGTGGGTTAAGTAAAGTTAACCTATCTAAAACACAAGAAAATACTACCGAGGAAGCGACAGTAGAAGCTAAAAAGGAAGAAGCTCCAAGTGTAGAAGAAAAACAAGAGGAAGTTAAAGCGGAAGAAACTCCTAGAGAGTTAACCGATGAAGATGTTCTTTCACATATTAAAAATAGATACAATAAGGAGATAAATTCAGTAGATGAATTGTTTGCCGAGAGAAAAGAGAGTGAGCCACTACCTGAAGACGTATCTGCTTATTTAAAGTATAGAAAAGAAACAGGACGAAGTTTTGAGGATTATGTAAAATTAAACACAAACTTCAATGACCTTAGTCCTGATGAATTGCTAAAACAATATTTGACTGCAACAGAAGAAGGTTTAGACCCTGAAGATATTCAAGACTTAATGACTGAATATCACCATGATGATTTAAACGATGAATCTGAAGTAAGAAAAATAAAATTAGCAAAAAAGAAAAAGATTGCGGAAGCAAAAAAGTATTTTAATAAACAAAAGGAATACTACAAAGAACCACTTGAGTCAAGTGGAACTTCTGTTCCTGAAGTTGAATTAGAAAAACTAAAAGCTTACGATCAATCTTTGCAAGACGCTAAAAACACGGAAAGAGAAAATGCTAAACGACGCGATTGGTTTACTAATAAAACCAATGAAGTCTTTGGGAGTGAGTTCAAAGGTTTTGAATTTAATGTAAACGACCAAAAAATAACTTATTCTCCGGGTGATGTTGCAGCTCTTAAAAAAGACCAATCAAGTCCTTATAATTTTTTAAATAAATATATAGGGGAAGATGGGTATATTAAAGATGCTGCAGGATACCACAAGGCTTTAGCCATTGCGATGAATCCTCAGAAATTTGCCTCGTTCTTTTATGAGCAAGGTCAATCTCATGCAACCGAAGAGGTATTGCGTAAGACAAAAAATATAAATATGTCTGAACGTAAAGCTCCTGAAGTAGCATCGAAAGGGGGGATGAAGATTCGTTCTGTGAATCCTAGTGATTCAGGGAGAGGATTAAAAATAAAAAGTTTAAAAAGAAAGTAATAATTATAACATTTAAAATAACAAAATTATGGCAGGATCAGTTTTAGCAACTCCGGGCTTTGCATTACAGCCAAGTGCGGAACAAGTTGCGTTAGATAGCAATTATCTTTCAAGTGCTGACTTTACGTGGATGCAACAATATTTACCAGATACGTATGAAAAAGAATTTGAAAGATATGGAAACCGAACAATCTCTTCGTTTTTGAGATTAGTAGGTGCAGAAATGCCTTCTAATTCAGACCTTATTAAATGGGCTGAACAAGGAAGGTTACATACAAAATATACTCAATGTGGTGCAGCGGTTAATCCCGCAGGCCAAGCAATTCAAACATTCCAAGTTAATGATGCTTTAGTTCCGGGAACGGGTACTATAGCTGTTAGAGTTAATCAAACTATTATGGTTGTTTGGAATAATGGTGCAGGCTCTAATAAAGCGGTTGTTACGGGAGTAGGTGTAGCAGCAGGTTTAGCAGCTAACCAATTTAATGTAGCTTATTATGAGGCGGCAGGTTCAGCGGCTGCTACAACACTTGTAGGAAATTCCGATGTAACTGTATTTATTTATGGTTCTGAGTTTATGAAAGGAAAAACCGGCATGGAAGGTTCTTTAGAGGCAGATGATGAAATCTTTGATAATAAACCAATTATCATAAAAGATAAATATGCAGTATCAGGTTCTGATATGGCTCAAATAGGATGGATTGAAGTAACTACTGAAGATGGTGCAACAGGATACTTATGGTATCTAAAATCACAGCATGAAACAAGATTACGTTTTGACGATTATCTTGAAACAGCTATGATTGAAGCAGTGCCGGCAGAAGCAGCTTCAGGTGCATCTGACTTTTTACAAGGACTTGTTCCGGGTGTAGGAGCAGGTGTTGCTGACAAAAGTGGATCTGATGGTATTTTCTACACAGTAAATGCAAGAGGAAATGTTTGGGGTGGTGGAAACCCGGTTGCGTTAGCAGATTGGGATGCAATTATTTCACGACTAGATAACCAAGGTGCTATTGAAGAGAATGTTGTGTTTGTAAACAGAGACTTCGGTTTTGATATCGATGACATGTTAGCTTCACAAAACTCTTACGGTGGTGGTGGTACTTCTTACGGATTGTTTGACAATGACGAAGAGATGGCACTAAACCTAGGTTTTACAGGATTCCGAAGAGGATATGATTTTTATAAGTCAGATTGGAAATATCTTAATGACCCTACTATGCGAGGCAACTTGCCTTCAATTGCAGGCTCAGGTAGAGTGAATGGATTATTAGTACCTGCGGGTTCTACATCTGTTTATGACCAAATTCTTGGTAAGAACGCTAAGAGACCTTTCTTACATGTTAGATACCGTGCTTCACAAAGTGAAGATAGACGATACAAAACGTGGATTACAGGTTCAGCGGGAGGAGCAAGAACTTCTTCATTAGATGCGATGGAAGTACATTTCTTGTCAGAAAGAGCTGTTTGTACACTTGGTGCAAATAACTTCTTCTTATTCAAGGATTAGTATTTGATAAAGATGGGGGCAGAAATGCCCCCTATCTTTTTTTTATAAATTATATTAAATTAAATTAGAAATGAGAACAATAACAAAAGAAAAGTTTGTAAACAAAAGTTATAAACTAAAAGATGATGTAGCGCCCTTATCTTATATGCTACCTACAAGACACACAAAAAGATTTCCTTTATTGTGGTTTGATGAAGAAACGGGAGAAAATAGAGCTTTACGTTATTCACGAAATCAAAAATCAATTTTTGAAGATGAGCAAGATGGCAATGTTATTTTAGAGCCTATCGTATTTGAAGACGGGTTTTTAAATGTTAGCAAAACCAATCAAACACTACAAAAGTTTTTATCCATACACCCATTAAACGGAACTAGATTTGTAGAAATAAACAAAGAAAAAGATGCTAAAAAAGATATGGAAATTCTTTCCGTAGAAGTAGATGCTTTAATTGAGGCTAAAAAGATGGATATTGAGCAATTAGAAACGATAGGAAGAGTTCTACTTGGAGATGTTTCGAAACTTACTACTGCAGAGTTAAAAAGAGATATGTTGGTCTATGCTAGAAACTATCCACATGATTTTTTAAATATCATTAAAGACCCTCAGATTAAATTACAATCTACAGTACAGGAGTTTTTTGATGCAGGATTATTGCAGAGTAAAAAACAAAGTATTCATTTTAATCTTGAAAAGAATAAAAGTAGAATGGTTACCATACCTGCAGGAGAAGATCCTTTAGCAATGGTAGCGGAGTTTTTACGCAGTGATGAAGGTATTGAGTCTCTTAAACTTTTAGAAAAAACCTTAAAGTCTAAGTCTTAAAAAAGTTGTATCTTTGTACCGAGAATAGTCTCACAAAATTTTGTAATTTTTTTTATTATGCAAAAATTTTTAAATATCAAAGGTACTGCGGACACTAATTTTGAAGGAAACCAATTGGTTGCAATAGAAGGTGTTAAAACCGTTAGAGCAGCAACAGCAACTGCAACAACAACTGTTGTTAGTTATATGGATGGTACGGCTACTACTATTACTACGGCGGCTCAAACAAACTTTAACATTCAAGTAGAGATACAAGCTGCGATTAAAGCAGCGTTAGCAACATCATGGACAAATCCTGTTTATGATTTAACGCTAACTTTAACTCCAACCAATGTTGTTAATGCTTAATTAGTATTATTGACACTCAGAGAAAGAAAGGGGACACTAGTCCCCTTTTTTTATTATCTTTGCTATATGAATTATAATAATAAATATTTAGTATTTAAAACAATAGCTACAGCAACCACAATGGGAACTAGCTATTTAGTTAGTGCTAGCGATATACTTACTGTTACTCTTGCAGGAACAGACAAGGTTAGTATATTTTATAACACCAATACTGTTGTGAGGCTTACATTAGATTCTAATTTAAAAGTTGCAGATGAAACTATTGTAGATTATATGACGCAACAAATAATAAAATTATTAAATAGTCAAGAGACAACTTTAAATATACCCACTACGTTTCCGGGTATTTTTAATTCTACCGGACATCCTGTAGCTTTGAGTACTGTATCTGTATGTACACCCCCTACGGTTGCGTGTCCTTAAAATAATTTACATAACACTTTTTTTAGTATCTTTGTTTTATGATTAATGAAGTATATAGTGCAGTTCTATCTGTATTAAATAAAAACAATTATGGTTATGTTGCTCCGGGCGACTTTAATCTTTACGCTAAACAGGCACAGTTAGATGTGTTTGAGGATTTCTTTTATTCGTATAATTATCAAATAAATAAAGAAAATGTTCGACAATCCGGAACAGGATACGCGGATATTAAAAAAGGAATTGATGAAGACATTTCTATTTTTTCTTCAAATCAAGTTTTAGACCAACCTACGGCAACGCTAGATACTGCAAACCTTTATAATCTTCCGGGAGATTATTATTTTATTGATAAGCTTTATTACTACCCTACACAATTATTTAGTGGAACGGCAACCGCTACGCAAGGTTTTAAATTAATTGATGCAGCAGGTGGTTTCACTGCTTCTACTATTACTCCTGTTCCGTCAATTGGAAGTATTGTAGTTAACACAAGCCCCGCAGGAGCTCCTGCAGCCCCTCTGCTAACCGCTTATGTAACTGCCGTAGATAGTGCCACCACTTTGTCTTTAAGTGCAGACATAATGGCTAATACTCAAAATTATAAAATATATGATGCAACCAATATAACGCAGGTTGAAAAGGTTTCTCAAAATAAAATATTTAATCTTACAAGCTCTAATCTTACAGCCCCTACAACACAGTTTCCTGCTTACGTGTTGGACAATAATGTAGCCACGGTATATCCCTCTACCATTAATCAAAAGGGAGCGGTATCTTGCCAATATATAAGATACCCTAAAACACCCAAATGGACATATGTAAATGTAGCAGGAACTCCTTTGTTTGATGCTTCCTCAGCAGAATATCAGGACTTTGAAGTTCCTCAAGACCATATGCCTGAGTTAATAAACAAAATACTGCAATACGCAGGAGTACAAATAAGAGAAAAAGAGGTAGTGGATTTTGGTATAGCACAATCGTCTTTAGAATCGCAAAGTGAAAAATAATGGGATATATATCACAATATAAATATTATGAAAACAACGGTAACAATCCTATTGATGAAAATTGGGGGTCGTATCAATATGTTCCATTGGTAGATATTGTTAATAATTTTATGCTCATGTTTAATGACAACCATGCTATTATTAATAATGAAGAAAGATACAAGGTTTTGTTTCATGCTAAACGAGCTATACAGGAACTTAACTATGACGCGTTTAAAGAGATTAAAGTTTTACAATTAACTATTGATCCTGTGTTAAGATTCATTCTTCCTTCGGATTATGTTAATTGGGTTAGGGTTTCTTTGTATAAAAATGGAGTACTCAGACCTTTAACTGAAAACATTCAAGTAAATAGTGCAATGGCTTATTTACAAGATAATAATGCTAAGATTTTATTTGACCAATTTGGAAATGCATTAAGTCCTGAGTTCTCAGGTTTAGACCACGATAGAATTACGGGACATCAGAAAACTTTATACTTAAATGCAAACAGTCCTTTTGATAATACTCTAGGATATTGTTGCGATGGCCTGTGGTATTTTGATTATAATATAGGGGCTAGATTTGGTTTAAACACAGAAACAGCAAACTCTAATCCCACTTTTCGTATAGATCAGAAAGCGGGTGTAATAAACTTTGACTCGTCTATGGCCGGTGAAGAGTGTGTATTAGAATATGTGTCTGATGGAATGGAACAAGGGAATGATAGTAAAATTTCTGTAAATAAATTATTTGAAGACTTTATATATTCTTATATTAGATACGCTATACTTTCTTCAAAATATGGAACACCTGAGTATATAGTAAATAGAACAAGAAAAGAAAAATCAGCATTGTTAAGAAATGCAAAAATTAGAATCAGTAATATACATCCGGGAAGATTATTAATGAATCTGCGTGGACGAGATAAGTGGATTAAATAGTAATGACTAAGCTTCAAAGAAATTTTGCTAAAGGTATAATGAATAAGTCTACTGATGAAAGACTTATTCGTAATGGAGAATATATAGATGCTCTTAATGTTCGCTTAGGATCTACTGAATTGTCAGAAATAGGTTCGGTAGAGCTCACTAAAGGTAATACTAAATTAACGACTATTGCGTATCCCGAAACAGGGTTAGATTGTTCTGCGCAGATAGGTCCTTTATCTGTTTGTGTTGGAGCTTATTCTGATGAGCCTACGGAAACTATTTATTGGTTTGTACATGATCCTAAATGGTCCGGGGCTGCACCTGCAGGCTCTCCTACAAGTTTGATTACGTCAGGAAATGCTGCAGCTACGGGTGCCTTTTTAGTAGACACAGGAGCAGATTTTGTAGCAGATGGTATACAAACAGGAGATATCCTGTTAAATGTCACTACCGGACTTCAAGCTTTTATTTCTACTGTGAGTACTACCGAAATCAAAACCAAGGGGGCTTTGGCTTTTACGGCGGGAAATGTTTATAATGTTTTAAACAACACACAAAGATTAGATTTAATTGTATCTTATAATACTAAAACAAATGCACTTGAGCAGCATGTTGTAAGTGTATGGGATGGTGTGGCGTGTTCTACGCAGAGATTAACTACCTTAAACTTCAATCCTAGACAGCGCATCAATGGTATTAATAAGGTGGGTGATTTGTTGTTTTTTACTGACAATTACAATGCTCCTAGAAAAATAAATGTTACAGCTTCTTATGCTCCTCCTACGGTAACTGTAGGTCCTCCATGTTCATTAAGTGCTGATAATTTTACTAATGAAGAAATTTCAGTTATAAAAAAACCTCCATTTAACTGCCCCACTCTTACTTTTAGTAGTGGAAGCACGGGAGAGGCAACTCAAAAAAATTATTTAGAAGAAAGATTCATTTGCTTTGCTACAAGATTTAAATATGCAGACGGCGAATATTCGGCTACTTCTCCTTTTACTGAACCTGCTTTTGTTCCTAAAGATTTTTTCCTTGCTCCTGATAGTTTATTAAACGATGGAATGACCAATTATTATAATCAGGTTAATGTAAGTTTTAGCTCGGGTAGTAGTTTGGTTAAACAGGTAGAGGTGTTATTTAAAGAATCTGATGACCCCGTGATTCGAGTCTTAGAAAAACTTGACAAAGGTTCAGGGGCAACGGCTGTACCCAACAACTCAACTCAGACTATTTCTTTTGACAATAGTAAGATTTATACCATTTTAGAAAGTGATGAAATTTTAAGACTCTATGATAATGTTCCTCGATTTGCAAAAGCTCAAACTTTTATGGGCAATAGATTGGTTTATGGAAATTATATAGAGGGTTACAATTTGGTAGACAAAAATAACAATTTAGTTAAACCTCAGTTTGAGGCTGTATTAAATTCTTCTTCCGCTAATAGCCTTCCTGTTGCTACCACTTTATTTCAGGGAGAGTACAATACTTATGTATTTGGTTTAGCACCACGCCCTCAGCCGGGGACTTCTAATATAAAAATAAACAACTCTATTTTAGAGATGGATTTTTCAGAAGTACCCTTAAATGCAGGTTCGGTTATAACTATAAGCTTTGATTATATGTGGGTAGATGTTGAAACTCTGCAAGCAGGGGGTCCATATTGGCGAGATGATAGCAGTCCTTCAAATAGTCTTATATATGATCCCTCTTCAGTATTAGGTTGGCCTACATGTTCTTATTTTGGTTGGCCACAACAGTCTAGGCCTATAACATTTTCTTATACCCTTTTAAAAAACTACGCAACTGCTGAAGAATTATTAAATGATCCGGGAACTAACTTTCATTTTTTAAATGCCCTTGGCGGGCCCGCAGGAACTACAGCAGCTTCAGGACTTATTTCTACCGTTTTGGGAGCTACTGAGTCTATACAAAGCCCTCCTAATAAACTAACCGATCTCCTTTATGGGAATATGCAGGCGAGTTATGACTTTTATGACTCAAATCTAGCCGGATGCCCGGGGATGACCCCTAAATTTTTTACTAAATATGTAGGGGGAGAGGGCTTGTCTTTGCCCACTATTGCCGACCCCGTAAATACGGGAGAAACAGAAGCTCTAAGTGTTTATATGACACCGGGTAGTAATGATAAGATTAATATAAAGATTAATCCGGTTATGTATATTCAAAATGTTTCTAATCCCTCAGATTTTGACCCATGCTTAGGGGTGTTTATGAGATTTAAAAATCCTATTGTAAGAATAGAAGCATCTAAGGCTAATCGAAGTTTGCATAGCAACAGGGGATATGAAATTGGAATGGCTTACATGGATGAGTATGGACGATCTACAACACCTCTACAAAGTCCTAATAATACTGTTTCCACTACCTGCTCCATGTCAGACTTAGTAAATCAGATTACTGTAAAAATTCCTCCCGGTCAATTTGCTCCTTCATGGGCTACACATTATAAGTTTTACATCAAGCCTGACCAAGAGGATTATGTTAGTATTTTTTCTACTAGATCTTATGTCGACTCTAAAGATGGTTCAGCGTGGTTTTTACTTGCGGGAGAAAATGCTACTAAAATTGAAGTAGGAGATGAATTGGTTGTTAAAAAAGATGCGGCCGGCCCTGTAAGCACATGCGAGTATTGTATAGTTGCAAGCAAAGAAGCTAAACCCGCTAATTTTATTGCTCCTATAAATGTTGATTTTATAGGCTCTCTAGATGCCACTGACAGTAGTGTTACTTTAAGTAGCGCTACAAACTCTGAAGGTGAAACGGTAAACATGCCTGATGGCGAATTGCAAGGAACGGGAACAAATCCTCAATACTTGGCTGTACCTGCAGGAGTGTATATGCAGATTAAAAACCCTAACTTTACATTAAACTCTAACAGTAATCCTCCTTACCCTTCGTTGGTTCAGGTAGGATCAAGCCCAATAGTAAACATTACTCAGACCGAATCGGCTACCGAGGGCTGCCCTGTTTTAGTATATAAAGGATTAAGTGGAACTCCGACCTCTATTAGTGGCTCAGGAACAGCAGCAGTAGCTCAGTACGCTCCCTTTAGTATTCCTCCCGGAACTACAGTTAAAATAAGTTTTAGATTTGAAAGAAGAGGGGGTTCTGTAGGGGAACGAATTATTTATTCTTATAATCGAGAGTGGAAAGCAAATACAGAGTATAGTGATATAATTGATTTTTGGAACTCTAATAATATTGGAGCCTCTTTAAATCTTGGAGACCTTTCCGGAACAGGATGTCCTAATGGTATTAATACCATAATGATTGATCCACCTATAAATACGGGAGGGGCTTCTGATGCTTTTTCGGATGTAACGACAACTTGTGAACCATGTGATTTTTATTTTAGATGGCATACAAATTCTAGTACCGGAGAAATTTCTTTAGTTATACAGGGAGGAGAGTCAGGGGGCACATTAGCTACAGCTAGTAAAGTCACAGCAGTTTTTGACATATCTTTTGAGGAAGATATAATGGTTTTTGAAACCACCCCTAGTGATGCCTTACCTAATATTTGGTATGAGGATTCTAAAACATACACTATAGATTCTACCACGGGGGGTCATAATAGTGGAAATAGTCCGGGAGATCAAAACCAAGTGCCGGGTAGTCCCGGAACGGATGGTTATGTTGAGCTTAGTTTTTTTAATTGTTTTTGTTTTGGAAACGGAGTTGAAAGCTATAAAATTAAAGACTCTATTGTTTCTAAATCTTTAAAGCTTGGAAATAGGGTTACCTCTACAACAACTCAAGAATACAAAGAAGCTCACAGGTTTGCTGACCTTACCTATAGTGGAGTTATAAATGATGAAAGTAATATTAATAAGTTAAATGAGTTTAATTTAGGCTTATTAAATTTTAAACCATTAGAAGATTCGTTTGGGGCTATTGAGGTATTAAGTGGAAGAAAGGGAGATATATTGGTTTTACAAGAAGATAAAATATCTTATGTATTAGCGGGTAAGAACTTAATAAGTGACTCTACAGGTGGAGGAACTATTGCTTCTGTTCCTGAAGTTTTAGGAACTCAAATTGCTCGTATAGAAGAATACGGTATAAGTAATAATCCTGAAAGTTTTGTTGTTTATGGGTATGATAAATTTTTTACTGATTCTAAACGAGGAGCTGTAATCAGATTAAGGGGGTCTTCAGCTCAAAATGAAGAGCTAAACATTATATCAGACATTGGTATGAGCTCATGGTTTAGAGATAGTTTTTTAGGAAAAAGTGCAGCCACTACCACTGCTACTGACCCAAGCACTATAAATTCTTCTACACAAAAACTTGGAGGATACGATCCTTACATGAATGAATACATAGTATCTCTTAATGACCAACCTATTTTTAGAGACCTTCTACCTGACCCTTGTGATTCTGCATCAGGCCCGGGAGACAATAATGTTAACACAGGGATTCCTATAGAAGATTGTGGTACAACTTTAAATTTTACTACTGAGTCTGCATCTATTATACAGCAGGGAGTTGATTTAGGACCTACTATTGGAACTGTTAATTTTATGGTGGCTGCTAATGATATTGCTTACACCGTTTCATTAACATATAATAATACTGTAGTAGCAGGACCAACATTAGTGGGTTCGGGAACTTCTGCTACCTTGTCCTTTGTTAAACAAACTAGCTTAGGAGCTAATGGTAGTAGTGTCTCATATTTAACCATAACGCCTTCAGCAACTACGCCGGGTAATGTTTCTATAGAAACGGCATGTGCTTCGGAAACAGCTATTAATGTTATTGTAGTTTGGTTTAATTCTAAGACAAGTTCAAATCAAATAGTAGAGCAAGGAGTAAATAATATTAATACCACTACTGCAGTTCGTTCCGCAGGAACTTATCAGTGGGTGTGGTCAGATGGTGCAAATGGAAATGGTTCATTAACGGGTCAGCAGGTAGTAGAGTTTGGTGCAGATATAGGGGTAGTAGGAGAAGATATTACGGCTTTTACTCAACAATATCACTATAATGAATTTCCTTTATCTGACAAAGACAATGGATGGAATGATGTTGATTTTATGAATTTAGGACAAGGGGTGACAGGACCTCCTGATGGTGCTACGTTTTCATTTAAAATGCAATTCCCAAGCAACACAGAAAATACGTGGTGGGATAATTCATATTATTGGAATATAGACAGAAATAAAGTAATGTTTTTACGAACCAATACCACCTACGCTAAAACGGCTACAGACGCTAAATTACTACTTGCAGAGTGTAGAAATGCAGGTAATACTAATTCGGGTGTTATGGGCCTAACTGTAGGCACTAATTTAATTTCAGAAAACCTACCTGCTCAAGGGGGAGTTCCCACACAAAACGATCCCGCTATAACAGGAGAAGAAGTATATCTAGGAACTTTTACTGTTCCTACACCGGGAGTTACAATGGAAAATTTATACATTGTAGTAGATGCTACTAATTCAACTGAAGAATTAATGTGTCAAAGTACCGCAGCAGGAGCAGTTGGCTTAGGAGAAGCGGCATGTGAATGTTATTCTGTAGATGATCCATGTGGGGCGGGAAATTTTGTTTGTTATAAATTTATATCTCAAAATAGCGCAGGTGCATACACCTATACTGTGACTACCCCTACAGGAATTGAGACTCATGTTGCTCCCGCAAACTCTCCCCCTAGTGTGCTTGCGGTTACATACGCGTGTTCTAGCACATATCCTGTGATGTTGACGGATCCGCAAAATATAGTAGATATATCATTAACCGTACAGCCTGTTCCAATTATATCAATAGAGTGTTGTGGAAATGCGTTAGGATGTGCACCATGTAGTAGTTGTACTTAAAAAATAATATATTATGGCAGGATCATTACAAGACTTTTATTTAGATGCAGGAAATTTATCCTTAGCTACGTGCGTATTTACTAATTCTACTTTAACCACGGTAGCTGCACAAGGATACTATTCAGATGGTTTTGTTACAAGATTTTTAACAGTAACAGGATCAAATGCTGTTTTAGGGAATCCGGTACAAACGCCTGATTGTTATTCCGGATGTGGAGATTCGGGTGAAGTAATAAACACTAAAAACGGTAGTTTTTCGGGCGGTGCTCCCGGGCAATTTAAAGGAACTTATCAAATGTGGTTAGATACGGGCACAGGCCCTGAAAGCACAGGAGCGATAATATGTCGTGTTATTTATCAATACACCTCATCTCCTGCCACTACTCCTGCTAATGGTTATTCACCGCCTATGGGATTGTATGCATTTGCTGAAACCGCGGGGGATTTGGTGCTTGGTGTTAATAATTTTACTTGCTCAGGAACTTATACTAGTGCCATGATAGGAGGTATTCCTAATAATAAAGCCATGGCTCTTGTGAATCCCGGATTAGGAGGAGATAATGGAGGTGCGGTTAAAAAAACTCTTTCCAATCCTATGCCCGAAAGTAATTCGGCTGATGCGGTTTGGGTGGGTAGTGCGTGTCAAACATGGTCAGACCCTGCCGCAGCTTGTGCTTTAGCTTATCCTCAGATTCCTAATAATGCTGAGTATATTAACGGAACTGCCGGAACAGTAACAGCAGCAGGACTACCTAGCTATAGACTCTCTAGTTATAATAATATTCAATGGGTTACTAATAGTCCTGCTACTAGAGATATTCAAGTGGTGGCAGGAGCTCCGTATCAAACACAAATAGGTCCTGTTGACCCTGCATGTGTAGGGGTTCCGGGAGACGGTCAAAGATTCCGAGGATGGTATACATGTGTTATTCCTAAAGCTTCATATAATATAGATAAAGCTATCTTGCAGGTAGAAAACTTAGGTTGTGATGGTGGTGTTCAATTATATATAGAGTGCGCTAAATCTTTAGAAGAAAACGCTATTCCTTGTTCTCAAGCGTATAGCGATCAGGCGGGTGCAATGGGAGGAGACCCATCTACTAATGTAATATATAATGTTCCGGGGGCAGTTGGAACGCAAAGCTCAGGTACTCCTGCAGCAACCTTTTGGGGAGGAGTTCCTAATCGTTGGGACTTAGTTTTTAATGACGTTAATGGAGCAGATAAAGCCGATCAGGGTTGGTATACATATCTTGCGGCAGGAAATTTAAGGCTATTTTATGTTAATGAGTATGGAATAATAGAACAAACGAATGTGCAAGGACAGTTAAATTCAGGAGGACTTAATACTCCTTTTGGAGTTAAAAATTTATGGTCAGGAGGAAAGGGAATATATAATGCTGACTTTACTATAAGTGCAGGATCTACAGGAGCAGTAATTGTAAGAATGTTTTGGGGAGGAGTACAAGGAGGATTGCCCAAAGGAGTATTGGTAACACATAATGATCCTGCTACAGGACGTAATATAGGTAAGTATAATTTATTTTCTATAAGAGGATCAAGTAATATAGACGGAGATTTAAGTGAAGAAAATTACGGACTGCACAGTACTTCGGATAATGTTGAGTCTCTGACAGGGTATTTAGAAGGTGGACCATCAGCCGAATTAGCGGCTTATGGGTCTGAAAATGAAGCTCTAAAACTAGGGGGGATTGCTTATGTTGATTCAAGCAATAGCAATGAATGGGTGTCTG